CACCGGCCTAAACTATCGCTACCAGTTTAGGTAAAACTCCCAGCTGGGATGGACCCAGCGGTAGCCAAAAGCTACCCGACTCATGTCGTCGAGGCAGACATCCCCCATGAAGGGAACGTCTGTCTTGACACCTCGACGAAGAGTCCATGCCAACAGGGCAGCATCATTAGCCGGTAGCCGGCGAACGACACTGCGAAGAACCCTGCACCGAAGACCTCTATTACGAGATTCTCGGACCCGAGCCCAAATTTCGGACTCGGCAGGCAGGAGCAGACCGTCATCGCCCTCAGCGCCTAGCGGGAGATAAGTCGCCTCGACTAACTCTCTATTATCACGAGTGGCAGCAAGCCACGCATTCCTATAGAAAGGGTCTAAACGCTCACCATCTCGTATTGCACCTCGGATGAGACGATTTGCGGCTCTGATCTGTTCTGGTAGAACAGTCAGCGGCTCCTTCTGGTACTTCGGCGTGACATCAACACCCTTAAAGTAATGCTTACCACAGGATTCGTAAAAGTTACCGTCCAGAAACGACTTCTCAGTGTTAACCGAGAAGCCGCAATGAGCGAGAACTTCCACCACCTGCGGAGCGATACTCGAAGGGCAAATGATGTCGTCGCCAAAGATCCATACCTGTTCCTGTTCAAGGCTATCTCCTTTTTGACAAACGGCCCACGTCAACGCGTAGAAGATGAGGGATTCGAGTTCAAATGTGAACCCGTTCCCCATCGATGAGAACTTGTGAAAGCTCTCTTCGACATCTTCCCAGCGATAGCGCGGGCTCCGCAAGTCATCGAGGAGGATCGCCCAGTCGACAGGAAGGAGTTCGTAAACGAGCTCCTTGGAGACGGTATCAGACGCCGACGCTAGGTCGATCGTCGCTAAGCGTCCAGAGTAGGCAGCGCGAGCTGCTCTCTGATTCGCCGACTGGTCATCCAGGTCGATACCTACCCGTTTTAACCGTCGCCGTATCCAGCCTCCGACGCCTTTCTGTAGAAAGGCGTTGAGAGTTGGCTCCTTGGCGCTGGTGCGATGGGTCTTCGCGTTCTTCGGAACAGTGCATACTTCACTATAAGGAGTTACAGCAAAGCACGTCGGAAGGAAGCAAAACGGACCAAGAAGGTCCGTCACGCTTACCCCGAGAACCACCGACGACCAATGAAGGTCGCGCCCCAAGACATCCCTCGCTAAAGGTAATGCCCGCGGTGTAACCGAAAGGGGGAGTTTCGAGAGCTTGTTGTCTACCTGGGCACGAGCCCGCGGGAGATCCGCGGTCGCACCAGGTCCCCATCCAAACGATGACTCCAGGTCTGCCTTTTCAATAGGACCTAAGATCTGCGCTATTTTCCTCGTAGCGGCATGAAGAATGCCATCGAGCTCGGGATTCGTACCCGAGAAGCGACAAATCTCAAGGTTCCTGTTGTAGCGGCGGCACTGGTCCTCAGCGGCGACAAACCGCTTTCGCGCTTCGTCTTCTGGGTCGGTTGTCAGTGTCAAACACTTGTATTTCGACAAGTAAACTAAACACTGATAATCCTTCCGGAAAGTTGAAGCGTCATCGTAGTTGCCCGGGTCAATAGATGCCTCAAGGTAGACCTGATGGTCATACTTGAAGCGGATCCAGAGACCAAGGGCAAACGGCGTACCAGCCGATTTGCATAGCGCGAAGAACATCTCGCGCACACGGTGCGAACCGTCATGCAGGGCCATGGGGAACTCCTAGTTAGAACACGGCTTGCAAAGACTCCACCATCGCCACCACCTGGGTGTCGGCGAGAAGTCCCAGCATGTACTTGCGCAGGTCCTTACGGTTCTGCAGCGAGGCGCGTTCCGACATGATGAATTCCATCATTACGCGGGGAACGTAGGCGATGGTCGGCGGCGGCGTAATGCCGTTGTCGGCCGTCCCCAGCGTTTCCAGGACCGGAGTGTGAATTCCGATCTTGACGCGGTTGGTACGCTCTTGGCTGGTCTCACGAGTCGATGCCAAGGCGGGTCGGACCAGTTGCAGCGAGATACGGTTGTAACCGATCGCGTTTGCTGCGGACTGATCTTCGAACCACCAGGCACCAAGCTTGTCAGGGCCAAGGGGGATGAAGGTGTGAGTCACAGGGGTCGCCTGTGCGTCGGGTAGTGCGATATTTCCGACTGCTGACATAGAGATATATCTCCGATTGAGTCACTTGCGCATGAGTGCAAGTATGTCGACTCAGGTTGCCCCGCGAGGGGCGATCCGCATCACTGCGGGACTTTAGGGACTTTTGTCACTCTTAAAAGCTGTGACAACAGACTAGCGGCGTTAAGCAACCGCTGACTGCCGAGTTTTGCTTCAAATTGCGGCACCCTAGGGAGAGGCGCTGACGACAGCACGACACGCTTCTTGTACGAGTAAATTCGCGAACCTCCGGACGCAATGCATTGGATGATATCCCCTGCATCGGTGCGGAAGTCGTTAAATTCACCCGACACGACAACGCGTTGCGTGTACGTCAGATAGCCCCCTCTAAAGGATTGCCTGTAAAGAAGCGCGGTCTCGAGCTCCCTCACGTAGCCTCCCACGTCCAAGAACCAGTCCGCCACGAAGCTGAATGGGATATTCTCCCATACCATGCTTACAGGGTTGACCGATGTAAAGTTCGCAAGAGTCTTCAAGGTCGAACTCTTCATCTCGTAGATGCAGCATAACTGGACACGATCCTTGGCCTTGGCCTTGGCGCGCCCGAAGTAGCTGTACCCGTTAAATGAAGCGTCCCATGAATACGAACTGTCAGACTTCTGATACGCATTGGCTTTAAGGGTTCGATCCCCTTCGACCAGCGACGTGCCTAAGTCTTGAGCTGCATCATGGATCTCTTGATACAGGGGCTTAATACCGTACACAAAAGTCAACCAATGGCCACCAGCGTGGTTTAGGACAGCCTTAGGGTTTTGCTTGTAAAGGTTTATTAAGCGTTTAGAGTTCTTCTTGAACGCCTCGTAGTCCTTCTTAAG